AGTCGGGATGACCAGATTTCAGATACAATTTTTATCTTTCTAATACGCTGATATTCAATAGGGATATTTTAGGTTTTTGCTAAAAATTCACCGAGTTTTCACCGATATTGTACTTTTGATATATCTTTGCAAATCAAATATTTGAGAGATTTTTTCTTTCAAATATTTGATAAAATATACTGTAAAATCACTCTCTAATCCTTTTCGGATGCATCCTAATCACACGACATTCGCTACTTTTTTAGCAGATTTTTCAGACACTCCCTCAACGAGCTTAGCAGTCAAACGCTCGATGGTCTGCTGCTGATGCTCTATGGTCTTTTGTTGCATCGAAATTATAGAATACAGCTTATCTGCATCCGTTTCCTCCTCTTTCTTCTCTCCCATAATCAACCAGTTAGCATCTATTCCGCTGAAACTGGTTAATATCTTCACTATGGTATCATAATTAGGAGCATTTCTACCAGATACAATATTATTCGCAGAACTCCAAGGGATATTTAACTTACGAGCAAATGTGTTCACGGTATGACCTTCCCTGGTCATCAATTGAGCGATTCTAGTTGTAATAGTTTCTTCTTCCATTTTCATTATTATTTAACAAATGAGAGAAATAACCTCTCATTTATTTGGTTATTTCAAATAAATGTTAGACCTTTGCGCTACGCAAGTATTACTTGCGCCACGAAAATAATAAAAATATATCGAGGACGCAATAAAAAGAATATAAAAAAAATAAAAATGAGATTCAAAGAGTACATATATTCTCTTCCCAATCAGCGCAAAGAAGAGATATCAAAGATAATGAAATTATGCCGTGTTAATGAAAGTACTGTCTATAGATGGTTAAGAGGCGATTTTATTCCAGCCCCCCAGAAGAGAAAGGTAATCTCAGAGTATCTTAAGATACCTGAAAAAGAACTCTTCCCTGATGCATAAAGAATGTCTAAACTGCGATTCTCATCGCATGTGCATAAATGGTGTTTACTGTACCTTACTTAAAAAGTATGTTCAGTATTCTACGGAAAAAGAATGTAAAACAAATAAAACAATCTTATGAAAACAAAGGAATTTGAAAAAGCAATTGACGCATTAAACTTAGGTATCGTAATAGACGAGATGAAGCTAAACCATTCGAATGTTCGTCAAGTAACTGGTCACCTTGAGAATGAAGGTATCATTTGGAATGAGAAAGGAGAGGCTTTCTCCACTGATTTTGAATGGATAGAAAATAAAGTAGATGGAGACCTTATAGGAGTCTTTGGTAGCTCACTGGAAAGAAACAAAATGTATGACCTTAAATTTTAGCAACTATGACAAGTATTCGAAAGGTTAGAAAAAAGGCTATCCGCAAAATGGGATTTAGGATGTCTTTTCAGTTTCATTATAAGGATCCTAATCAAAAGTTAAAATTAACACCAACGACACGAAAGAAAATCAGGCAGGGAGTAACAGAATATCTAAGAAAAAAATGTTTATAGACAAAGATAACTGGGGAAATTTCTCCATACAAGACCTTTCAGAACAAGAACTTCGATTATTACACGAAGCTCTACGAATATACGCTCAGGTTCAACTTGGGCGTATTCATCCAACCGAAGCTACAACGATTTTGTGTTTTGACAACCAGTACAACCAGATGCTGTTTCGGAAGGATGTTTAGAGATTATTTTATTAACTTAGACTCATATAGATATGATTAGAAACAAAATAGCTAACAAACGGTGGAAAGAGGAGGACGCAGCCTTTGTAAAAAACAATCTTGGCAAACTGACCTTTGACCAGATGGGCAGGGTTTTGAATAGAAGCTCTATGTCTGTTCGCCTCTTTTGCTTGCGCAATCGCCTTACTGTAGGCTTGCAAGTCAAGCGCAACATACTTATGGAGATGTTGAAGATAAAGTTCCGACACCCCGAAGACTTCACGCCTACAAGAACCTTTTACACGGAAACTGGGATTAATCAACGTCGGTTTTGGGACTTATACTATGGTCGAAAAAACATCAGCAGCAAAGAGTATGCTGCGGTAGCTGAATACTTAGGCGTAACCTTACAAGAGGCACTTGAATCACGCCAGTTGGATTTGTTCGAGGAAAATGAAGAATAAGGAATATGATAGATAAGAATTTCATTGAAAAGGTAAAGTCAGCTCTAAACATTGTAAATGTAATAGAAACCTTTACTCGCCTGCACAAGACAGGTGCGAACTATAAGGGTGTATGCCCTTTTCATGATGACCACTCACCATCTATGGTCGTCAGTCCATCAAGACAGACTTATCACTGCTTCGTGTGCGGAGCAAGTGGAGATGTTATATCATTTGTACAGCATCACCTAAACCTAAGCTTCATAGAGGCTCTGCGCTGGTGTGCTAATCAAGCAGGCATCGAGTTTCCTACCAAGGAACTCACACCTGAGGAAGAAGCTGCCTACAAGAGAAAGGAAGCGCAACGTATCGCAATAGATGCTGCTGCAAAGTTCTTTCAGAAGAACCTTGGACAAGCAGAGAGTTTCCTTGCATCACGTGGATATAGTCTTTCGGACAAAGCATTGACCGACTTCGGTGTAGGTTATGCTCCTATGGGTAACCTTGCGCTTGCAGAGCTGTCAAGAGCTGGTTATTCACAAGATTTACTGCAAGAAGTAGATGTGCTTGGAAATAGCGAAGGTCGCTTATACGACAGGTTCCGTGACCGCTTAATGTTTCCCTTCTATGACATGCAAGGTCATATCATAGGATTCTCTGGTCGAATCGTGACTCCAAACGATAAGACTGGTAAATATGTAAACACAGGCGAAACACCTCTGTTCACGAAAGGCAAACACATCTTCGGATTATACCAGGCACGCAAGAGTATTGGTAAGACAGGCTTCGCTTATCTTGTCGAAGGTCAGTTTGACGTAATGTCTCTGCATAAGGTAGGTGTCGAGAATGTTGTAGGTGGAAGTGGTACCGCATTCACTGAAGACCAAGTGAAATTACTACTTCGTTTCACAGATGACATAATCATGATTTACGATGCTGACCCTGCTGGTGTTAAGGCGTCGTTAAAGAACTGTGAACTGCTCTTGAAAGCTGGGGCAAAGGTACGCTGCATCCGTCTTGAAAAAGGTATGGACCCCGACGAGTTCGCTAAAGCACACGGCAGCCTTACAAACAAGAAGTTAAAGGAGCTCACAGAACCTTTCCCAAAAGCGTTCAAGCGTATGATTCTTCCACGAGGCTGCAAGGATGAGACAGTTGTCACAGACTGCTTAAACTCTATCTGTACTCTCGTAGCGTGTGTACAAGACTCTGTTCTGCGCCTGGAGTACATTAAATCAATTGCAGAAGATTTCCGAAGTAAAATCGGACTCATCGATAATAAGGTGCGAAGCATTCGTACTCAACTAAAAGAATCTATCGCCAACACAAACACTCAGGCTGGTATCTTCGGTATCGATGCGCTAAAGGAGAATATTGAAAGCGACCGTCCTGCGATTATTACCTCTGTTATGCAGGATTTTCTCGATGGATATGGAGAAGAACCTATCGTGTATGTGTCTGGTCGCCCGTCAACGAATGATATTCAAGAATTACGACGTGTCTACTGTTATTTTGTTTCCTCAGAGACAGGTTGTGATCTCACCGATGATGGCGACGAAAACAATTACTTGCATACTCTCACAGAGATGTTTCGTGCAGGTATTAGGATAGACATGACCTTCAGTGATAGTACAGGTTCGTTCCTTGACTATTACATAGCGTTGCACGGTAAGTTCTTCGAAAACTTCAATGGAGACCGAGTTCCTCTTGTCTCACGTTGTATCGAACTAACATCCTACGCTGACGATACTGTTATAACCATAAACAGAAATCATTACTGCTCTTTGCTCAAGCTAACTAAGGGGCAGTTTGACGAGATAAGAAAGCCATTCGTTCTCAAGCGTAAGTCTGCTATGAAGGTTAGTATGCAAGCAGACAACCTCGATGACGAAGAGTTCGATGTGAACGAGCCTCCAGACTATGTACAAGAGAACGAAGAGTACAAGAGGATGTGGAAAGAGAGTGGGTATTACCCACGCCTCAATAAAAAGAGCGAACCAGTGTGCTACATGTTTCGCAACAAGAATGGTAACGGAATGACGCAAGTTGCGGACTTCTTCATGACTCCATTGCTCCATATCTTCTCTGATGATTTCGAACAGAATAAGCGTGTGCTGCGTATCAATCGTAGATATTACGAGACACCTATATATATAGAAATACCTTCTAAAGCCATGCTGAAGATGTCTTCAATCGAGGAGGTTTTAATAAACTATGAAGCTGTGAACTTCAATGGTGAAGAGTGGCAATGGAAGGCAATCAAAACATATATGAGTCGCCACTTCGTAATGTGTTCGGAGGTGAAGACCTACGGTAATCAGCAGAGCGAAGGTATGAGTCGAAAGACAGATGAACAGTTCTTTGCTTTTGCCAATGGTATCTTTCATAACGTCGACGGTCAGTGGGTGTTCGACCCAGTTAACGAACTGGGTGTGGTTACCCATAACAAGAACAACTACTACCTCCCTGCTTTCTCTACCATCTACGCAGGAAGCGGTAAGCAATCAGATAAGTACGAGCTCATCAGTCAGCTTGTATACAAAGAGGTTCCAGCAGAGAAGAAGGTCAGCTTCGAGAAGTGGGCTTCGTTAATGGACCAGGTATATAAGATTAACGACAATGGTAAGTGGGCTTTAATTTTCGCCATAATGTGCGCCTTCAGAAGCAACATCCACTGCATCGATAGACTTTTCACCGCTCCCTTCTTTATGGGTCCAATGTCGTCAGGTAAGACACAGATAGCGATATCAATTCGGTCGCTATTCATTTCTCCAAATATACCTATCTTCAATCTTAATACTGGTACCGACGCTGCGATGTCTACCATCATGGGTACATTCAAGGATGTTCCTGTAGTCCTGGATGAATACAATAACAAGGATATCAGCGATACCAAGTTCCAAGCTCTGAAAGGTATCGTATATGACGGTGACGGTAAGCAAAAGAGAAAAGGAACCTCTGGACGAGAGATTGAGAACGATAAGGTGTTTGCTCCTGTCATTATCTGCGGTCAAGAGACACCACAGCGTGATGACAACGCACTTATGAGTCGTGTGATTGTTTGCGAGGTGCCAAAGCCTCGAAACCGAACACCAGAAGAAGTGCGCCTCTTCGAGGAACTAAAGACTATTGAAGACCCAAACAAGATAGGTCTTTCAAATGTACTTCTTCAGATCCTGGAGCTTCGTCCTATGTTTATGGACCATTTCAGAAGCCTTAAGCAAGAAGCGTATAACGAGCTAAAGCAAGACCTCATCAACTCTGGAGGAATGGACCGATTGATGAAGACAGCATCCCTCTTCTTGGGAACTGTCAAACTGATAGAGCGATATTCTAACCTTCGTCTACCGTTTACCTACGACGAGTTCTTCAAGATAGTTCAAGAGAAGGTACAATTCCAGTTATCACTTATTCGTAGTACTGATAAGCTGGCGATGTTCTTCACAGCTGTCAACAATATGATTGACACGAGACAAATCATAGAAGGACGTGAATTCCTTATCGAGCAACCCAAGAAGGTTACAGGTAAAGATTCACGTGGAGACGCCAAGACCTTCACCTTTGAAGCAGGTACAAATATTATGTTCTTACGCTTGAGTGCAGTCTTCAGTATCTTCGATAGAAGCGGTTATAACAATGAAAATAGCACGCTGTCAACGATAGAACAAAACCTACGTAGTCATACTTCATACGTCGGCACAGTATCTTCAAGAAGATTCATATGGGAGGAGACAGTCGACGACGCAGACCTTCGTGATGGAAGTATGGTTAAGCTGCGCAAGCAGAAGAGCACATCTACAAGTGCTATCATTATAGATTACGACAAGTTTGTCGAGTCATACAATATAGACTTTAGAAGAGACTATGCTGACGACAGTAATAAAGAAAGCAAGCCAGTCGAGACTAAGGTAACTAACACAACTGAAGAACCACCAAAGAAAACTCTTCCGCAAGAATTGCCTTTTGAGCCGTCAGACGGAAGTGATGAACCTTTTTAATGAAAGTATAAAATTCCTTTAGAGCCGTGCCAGTTCGGATGAATAGGCACGGCTCATTTTTTCTATCTATATCACATATCATATCAATACCGTATCATATCCAGATCACATTCTTTATTACTGAAGGTGGCGAAAAATCCCCCGTACCCCCAATTTTCAGAAAAAACCTTGAAAACATGACTTTTGAAAATAAATTTTCAGAAAAACGCCGTCCTACAATCCTACAATCCTACAAATTGTTTTTCTTTTCAAACCTATAATATACATATATACCTATAAATCAAATAGTTATATTATTATTATAGGAAATAGGATTTAATTGTTTATTTGTAGGATTGTAGGACGTTGTAGGAAATAGGATTTTTCATGTTTTTTTCTATCTCGGATTCGTCTTCCTACAAAATATGTGTTTTTGTAGGATTGTAGGACGAAAAAAGAGAGTGAAATAATAAAACTTTTGAGTGATAAATTTTTGTTATCTCATTGATAATGTGTAACTTTGCGTTAATTAAGTCTAATTTTGTAGGAATGTAGGACGGTAGGAAGACTAAAAACTAAAAAAGGATATGGAGAAAAAAAAATGGACTGCGAAACGAGTTGTCACAATTCAAATTGAGGAGTACCTTGCAGAATATATAAGTGCAAAATATTGTAAAGATACCGCCACTGGTGGTGTTAAGATTCCAAGCACCACAGACCTATACTTCTGCGTATGGGAGAATATGACAAAACAGCGCAGCAATCAACCTGATGTTATAAATGGCAACCTCCGTATTCACTTACCACAGCGCAAGGCTGGTGCTATCGCAAGCCCTTGGAAAGATCCTGCTTATTACAATTACCTATCTCCAGCAGCAGCTAAGGAAATAGAAGCTCAGATACGAAGGATGTTCAATTTCGAACTCCATCGTGTTCTATTGGAGAATGAAGAGTTCGGTCGACAGAAGAGAAACCTCGATGTTATCTATGACTTCATTCGTAGCTATCAATTGAAGTCTATATCTTCAGATGCATTATTGAAGAATTACTATCGCTTCCGAAACCGACTTAGACCCAAGAAGGTTCGTAAGTATCAAAAAGTTGCATGTATTTAATATTTTTTAATACATACCAAACTATCGTTTTTGTCACTCAAATGTTTTATAATATGTTAGAGTTTTTAAACACAGTACAAGTGAGTCTTGTAAACCCAAATAGAAATGGACAGAAGAAAGTGTATGAGTTCATAGCAGACACATTTTCATATATACCACAACTTACTGACAATGAAGCAGGTAATTATTGGAACTGCGATAAAACCATAGTAATAGACTTACCCGACGAGGAAACCCGCAGGACCTTCTCTATAGAGAGAAGTGCTATCGTTACAATCAAAACATCTGATAGGAAAACTCATAACATCGGTACGTCGGATATTCCTGCACGAGTTCAGATATCTTCAAATTTGAACTCCGCAAACCTCGTAATCAAGTGTAAAATGCTCACAGCCCCCCTTCTGTAGGTCTTTTGCCTACACCTTATTATATAGTAAATTCGCATCAAAAAGAATATTGATGAAAGAATTACAGTCTCTACTCTCCTCGGGAAAGCCCTTGTTTATTACCATTGACGGATTCCGACAGGCGATGCTGACCGCCTTTCCGCTCAATGGTAAGACACCCGAAAAACCCGAAGTGAAGTCAGCATTCGGTATGACAAAGGATGAAATGATTACTTATCTTGGTAGTCATACTTGGTATCAACTCGAGTCACATCTTGCTCTCTTGGATATTCAGAAGATAACGAATCAAGAAAACACCGCTCCTATTACCCTTACAGATGAGTTCAGTGATGAGCAACTGCCTGATAACAGTATTGCTTATCATCGTGTGTTTGGTACCGTGATGTCTGATTCGTATTACTACTTCTCAAGTAAGCAGTTGCAATCAGACCTGCTTGCAGCTGAAGCTAATCCGCAAATATCTTGTCACTTCCTCCACATCAATTCACCAGGTGGTGAAGCGTGGTACCTCGACCGCTTGAGCGAAACACTACGCAGCTGTGAGAAACCTATCCTCACCTTCTATGAACAGATGTGTTGTTCAGCTGGATATTACATCGGATGCCACGGTCAGCGTATCTACGCTATGACACAGAATGACTATGTGGGTTGCATCGGAACTATGTGTAGCTTCTACGACTTCGAAGAATACTTTGCGAAGCTCGGTATTAAGAAGGTAGAAGCAAAAGCTACTAAGTCTGACTTGAAGAATAAAGTCTTCGATGATCTTCGTCAAGGTAAGGATGAGCAATTTGTGAAAGACATCCTCGACCCAATGAATGTACAGTTCTTAAGCGAGGTTCGTTCACAGCGTAGTAAGATTGCTGATCTTCCTGATGATACACCCGTCTTGCGTGGTGAAACCTTCTACACTCCTCAGGCTGTGGAACTCGGTCTAACAGATGGTAGCAAGACGATGGTAGAAGCTATCGTTGAAACTGCTACGATGGGTCGTGAATATACTGAGACAAAGAAACTTAAAACTGCCGTTTACAACATATAAATGTATCATTTTAATTTTTAGTTATTTATGAGTTTAAAAGAAAAACTTACAAGTGTCATCGAATTCCTTGGATTTAAGCAGAAATTCGAAGACAAAAGTCTGTCACAGGATGAGTTCAACTCTATCGTAGCAGAGTATCAGAAGAAGTACCAGAGTACGCTTGCTGATGACATTGCTTCCGAACAAGCTGCTCAGCAGACAGCTCAGCAGGCGGATGAGTTTCAGAAGATGCTGAACACCATTCAGGCTGTTCTGAATGGTGGTGAACCTTCTGCATCAGCTAACAATAATGGCACAGAGCCTTCCGCACCTCAGGGTAATGCTACTCTTGAAGGAATCCTCGATGGTATCAAGGGTATGCGTGCTGATATTCAGGCGATGGGTTCAAACCCTGCACCTGATGTTCCTGCGCAAACAGTGAATGCTGTTCCTCTAAGTGTTAATGGTTTCGCTAACACAGCTGATTATCTATTCGGTGTTGAGCATCCTTTCTTCTCAATGAAGAATCGTTGGAATCAGATTGCAGCTAACCCACGTGCAGCTGCGTCTCTGCCAGAGGTTGACGAGCAAGTAGATGGTGCTGCCTTCTATAAGGAGGTTCGCAATTATGCTAATTCACTCAAGCACCGCTATCAGTACCTTCAGCAGAATAAGATGCTTGATGCAGCTGCGCTTGCAAAGGGAACTTACGCTACAAACTACGATGGAGTAGACAATGCAGGACTTGGCGATCAGTTCGTTGTTCTTCGTCAGGATGCCCTCATCGCACGTGTTCTACAGGTGCGCGATCTTACTCAGTTCTTCCCAGTCGCTTACGGTTACCAGGACCGTGGTCTTGTTTTCAACGCCTTCTTCGATGAGGTTTCTCAGGCTTACCAGTCTGGTGAGGTCTTCAAGGGCGGTATGAAGATTGAGAACCACTATGGTTACGTTGACGACGCCATGATTAAGATGGAATGGGGTCCGATGAAAGAGATCGAGCGTAAGTACATCGGGTATCTCAACAAGGAAGGCTCTGACCCTATCAAGTGGTCTATGATTGAGTACCAGTTACTCAATACCCTCCGTGCTGCACAGGTTGAGCAGAACAAACGCCGTATGCGTGGTATCTACGTGAAACCTGATAAGGGTGTTGCAGGTAGCTACCTCAATGCTGCTACTGGTGTTCTCTACACCTTGCTGCGCTATGTACACCAGTACGACATCAAACCACACGATGATAGTACATATCGCACCTATACACAGGCAAGTTTCCTCGCTTCTGTTCAAGAGTTTATTGCTGACGTTCGTGCTTCAATCACTGAGGACATGGATCTCGACAACCACTTCATTTACTTGAATAAGAACCATCAGGCATGGTGGATTAAGAACGTACGTTCTATTTACGGTAAGGATACAGACTTCACTGGACCTATGGGTGCGTTGAGTGTGGTACCAGACACTACAATGCGTATCATCTGGTTGCCTTACCTCGGTCAGACACCGTTCATGATGTTGCACGAACCAGGTAACATTCAGTTCTTGGAGTTTGTTCCTGGTGAGATGCTCTCTGTGAAGATGCAGGAAAGCATGGAACAGGTTCGTGCTTGGAGCGTATGGAAGGAAGGAACTTCTGCTTCATTCACTGGTCGTCGCTTCTCAACTAAGGATGAGATGGACAAGAACAACTTCGAGTGGCAGCAGATCTTCATCAACCTCTTTGCAGCAACTATCACCGATAAGGTGGATGGTAACAACGGCTTCTGGCAAGTCACAGACAGCACCACCACACTGACAACTATCACCGATATCGAGAATGCAAAGGCTGGTGTAGCTTACTGCATTGAGTGTGGTGACAAAGCTAAGTTGCCAAAGATTACTAATAGTGGTAAGTTCGACAGCATCACGGCTGCCTTCACAGCTACAGCTGTAGGCGACTACATCATGGTGATCCTTGGTGCTGACAACAAGTTCCGTGAGTTGGAGCGTTGCGTCGGTGGCAAGCGCACCATCAACAAGGAGTTGCAACCTAACGTACCAGGTGGACGATAGATGAATGGCTAAGGAACTGAGAGGAAAGTCGATGGAATTAAAAGCTCGGGACGGCTTGACCTCTTCAGTTCCTTTCTTAAATCAATAATTATCATTAATAGAAATAGAAATGAAAAAGCCCAATATACAGAAACGCTATCGTGCGTATAATCCTATGAAAGGAATTAACTACGCCAATCGCCAGTCTCGCAATATGTTCATGGTTACGTTTGCGATTTTTGGCATTCTTATGCTCTTAGCAGCTTTGATAGATCACTCTCTCGGTGCTGCTGCTGGCTCTGGTGTGACTTTAGCCTCTATGGCCTTGATCGGTCACGTAGACGATGTGTCTGATAGAGATACACACGGTAGTGCTATCTCTTACATTGTTTATCTCATTGCGCTCGATCAAATCGATCGCACTAAGGAGTTCCCACAACCTAACGCTAATCGTGAGGTTGCGCCTGTTCCTTTGAAACCAAATGAGATACCACACTACTTCGAGGCACACGACATCCCAACCTTTACTGGTACCACAGAGAAGGGCGACATCACCACGACAGGCGAAAACCAGCTTGTAATGGTTATGGGTGGAGCTCGTGCGAACCTTTATAACTTCATTGAGGAGTACAGCGGTGGTAAGTTTATCGCTCTTTACAAGCATATTAAGAAGAAGGAGTGGTACATCGTTGGTGAACTCGAGCGTCCAATCATCCTCTCTAACACAGAGACGAAGGACGATAAGGACGGTCGTTACACCACTCTTACCTTCAAGCGTAGCTCTGTCGACCTTCCTTTGATTTACACTGGTAACCCAGCTGTTACTGCTGCTACTGCTATCAATGCGGATGCTACAGATGTAGCTATCACAACAGGTAGCAACACTTACACGATTCCAAATGGAACGTCAGCAGCTGCTGCTATCGCTACAGTCAGTGGACTCAGTAAGAGCGATAAGGGTAGATATATCACATTCGTTGGTGCTGGTACTGATAAGGCTGCCACCATCGCTGATGGTTCTACCTTCGTACTCGAGGAGGGTGCAACGTGGACTGCGAAGACAGGCGCATCAATCACTTTCCGTGTTCTTGACACCACAACACTTGTCGAGGTCTCAAGAACTGAAGCCTAACCTCTCACCCCTCCCTGACACGGGAGGGGAGTTATTCACCATTTTACTTTTACAATATGTACAGCGCAAAAGAGAAATTAACGCACTTCCATAAGTTGGTGAGCCCAACTGTCGTGGAAGCCGACCTTACCCTGCTGCACGCTAAAGCACCTCACCTTACCGATTTCACACGCTTCGACCTCTCACCAGAGAAGAATCACGAGGAGATACTCTTCTTACTTCTCGACCATTGCGAACATGACGAAATCGTACGTAACAGACGTGAGTATGCTAATCAAGTAGCCGACGAGGATAATGATAATAACAACGCCAACAACTCTTCTAAAGATGGAGGCAAGAACCCTGAGATACCTAACGCTAATGGAGATGAAAGCCCAGACACTGACGGTGGTGAAGGTGACGAGAACCCATCTGAAGAAGGTTCTGAAGAAAACGAGTCTACAGAGCAATCATCAGAGGAACCTACTGCCCCTTCAGAGGATAAGGACGATGCTTCTTCTAAGAAGGAGAAGGCGAAAGCAGCTCCAAAAAAAAAGAAGAAGAGTACCCGAAAATAGACTGGGAAAACCTTACTGATGCGGACGTACAGATGGCAACCGTTATCTATAACGACCGCATCAACACTTGGCGAAAGATGAAGCAGCTCGACGAATTGCTGGAGACAAAGCCAACCGCACAGGCTGTTGCAGAAATGGCAGAACTGCGCATCCGCAATCTTCAAGCATTTGCCGAGCTGCAATCATTAAATGACACTGGTAAGTTCCTCTGCAAACACCCGATACTCTTCGGACGCTCAGAAATAGCCCAACTCATCAAGTTGCTCCGCACTGACCCAGCCGAGTTCCTCCGCCAGCACAAGAACGTTCTCGACAACATCAAGCGTTATAAGTCGTTCGTTAAGCGCAAGGATCGTAAAGAGAAAAGAGAGGCTGATAAGCGGAACCTCGAAAAGTACCAAGAGAAAGAGCGACTTTTCAGAATGGTTCTTGAACAACAAAATAAATAATTTACAATGGAAAATAGTATAAAAGTTTTTAATTTGGGTGGTTTACCTACTGCCCCGCTGGACTCTTTTATCGAACTTCAGGAAGATTTCAAAAAGCCTGACGCAGACAAACTTTCGAAGCTTCAGATGCTCATCATCACTCGAGGTTTCAAGTATTCATTCAAAGTGTGGAAAGATTCTGAAGGTAAGCTTTGGATTATAGATGCACACCAGCGACGCAAAGCCCTCCTTGGACTTCGCTCTTATGGTTTCAAAATTCCAGAGATTCCTTACGAGGAAATTCAAGCATCCAACAAGAAGGAAGCTGTCGAAGAGATTGCTGCCTATAATTCAGAGTTCGCTCAGAAGAATCCAGACACTCTCCTATTCACCAAGTATAATATCAGTGGCGATGATCTTGCTAAGTTTAATCTTGGCTACGAAGTAAAACAAAATGACTTCTCTGTCGGTACCAATAAACTCTTTGCTTCAGAGAGTGACACAACTGATATTCAAGAAGATGTTGTTGACACAATTCCACAAGAGGATAATGAAGTGTTTGCTCGTCCTGGAGATATTTTCAGACTTGGGAATAATAGATTGATGTGTGGAGATTGTCGGTCTAAGAGCGATATCGTTGCACTAATGAATGGACGAGTTGCTGATATGATTCTCACTGATCCTCCTTATAATGTCAATTACGAAGGTGGAGGAGATAGCAAACTTACCATACAAAACGACTCTATGGAGAATGACTTGTTCCTTCGCTTCTTGCAGTCTGTGTTTAATGTGATGTTTTCCATTGTCAAGGCTGGAGGTTCTTTTTACGTTTTCCACGCAGACTCTGAAGGTGAGAATTTCCGCAGGGCAATTCGAGAAGCAGGCTTCAAGATAGCGCAGTGCTGCATTTGGGTTAAGGATTCTCTTGTAATGGGTCGACAAGACTATCAGTGGCAACACGAACCTTGCCTTTATGGTTGGAAACCTGGTGCTGCTCACTTTTGGAACTCTGATAGAAAGCAGACTACCATTTGGAATTTCGACAAACCAAAAGCCAATCGAATCCATCCGACGATGAAACCTATTGCACTGATGGCATATCCTATTACTAATAGTACGAAGAATGGCGATGTAGTTGTCGATGTATTCTCTGGATCAGGTTCAACCATTATGGCGTGCCAGCAGACAGACCGCATTGGGTATGGAATGGAAATAGATCCTAAATATGTGTCAGCAACTGTACGAAGATTTATGTCTATGTTTCCACAGCAGCCTATTCTGTTAGAGAGAGATGGCGTAGTCTTATCGGAAGACGATACTAAAAAAATAATTCTATGTCAGAATTAGTTGTAAAAGAGATTCTATCAGATGAATATGTAAATCAAGTCAGAACGTTCGGGGCGTTAAACTATACCCCCGAACGTATTTGTCAGCTACTTGCCTTAAGGAAAGCTAAGCGAGAATCATTGCTATACCGCATAACTCTTCCTGGTGATGTTTATTTTGAAGCTTACCAGCAAGGTCTCGCACTTGGAGAGTATAACATAGACGCTGAACTTGCTAAGAAGGCTGAGAAAGGAGATAACGATTCTATTACTTTACTCGAGGAACGTAAGAATGAGCGTGCAGAAAAAGACCTACGAATGAAACTCTTTGGAATATGAAAAGTGAAATTGAGAAGTTAGACTCCATCCACCCTGACCTAATATCTGCATTCTTGACGAATGGAGATTGTGACGGCATACCTCAAGATGTTAAGCTATTCTTGCAACAGCTACAATGGTCTGCTGAAATATTCGAACACGAGCGTAATATTACGAGAGCAGCTAAGATACTGAAGCTTCGTATTAACGCTGAGCAGCGAATAAAGATAGAAGAGCGCACTTGTATGGCGAGAATCTATCAGGCAATCAACTACTTTCAGGTTGACTGCAATGTTCCTATAAAGGTTTGGGAGAGCAATTTTGCAAACAAATATGAAGACCTTGCTAAACTCTGCGCACTTAATCGCGACTATAAAGGTATGAAGTCGTGTTATGATGCTGCTCTTGAGTGTCGTCGTAGATCTTCTGAGATTGCAGAAGCAGATAGAGACTTAGGAGTTCTCTTCTTAATTTCGCCAGAGTTAAGTCCAGAGGAACTTGGTTTCTCAAAGAAGAGTCTCAAGGACATTGCTGCAAAGCACAATCAAGGTTTTTATGTTACGCTTATCGACTCGCTGCCTATCGAGCAGAAGGAGAAGAAGCGACTGCTGCGTGATGCTGATATTCAAGATGCTGAAATAGTGGAGGAAATTCAAAATGACTGATGAAATTATAAATAACGAACAGCCTACAGTTGACTTCGAACACTACTATATGAACCGTGTGCAGCTGTTGGCAAACATCATCGACCCGAATATGCTCTATGCAGAGTGGGCTCGTGCTACTGGTAAGACGGAGGGTGTTATCGTTCCACGTCTTATCCGTGTAACGAATGATATGCCTGGTGAGCTTTCGTTCCTTGTGCATAAGACTTACGTTGCGCTAATGACGAATGTCTGGCCTAACATTCAGGCTTCGTTCTCTCGTCCTGTCATCGTGAATGGTAAGCAGCGAGCAATGTTAGAGTATGGCATAGACTATGTGGTCGGTGAAGCGAAGCTACCTTCTCACTTCCGTCGACCACGCTACCCTATTGCCTACGCTAAGCACTCGGTCATCTTTCGCAATGGTGCACACCTCCAGTTGGTTTCTTCTGATCAGCCTGAGAGTGTCGCTGGTCGTAATGCCGTGCATGCATTCGTCGAGGAGATGAAACACAACAGCGGTGAGAAACTCAAGTCACGACTCTTCCCTTCTCTTCGTGGTGGTTCAGCTGACATCCGTCGCTCTGCTTACTATGAAGGTGTGACAGGTGTGAGTGATACGGCACGTGTCGACCTTGGTGAAGACGATTGGTTCGAAGAATACGAAAACAAGATGGACCGACAGCTCATCGAGGAGATAGCCAGTGTTTCGCTCGCTATCAATCAGTCGCTCTACAAGCAATTTATGCTCCAGCAAGAGTTGCGCAACACGAAGAACCCAGTCACAATGGAGAAGATAAGACTGGAAAATGAACGCCTTAACGCTTTTGTTGCACGATGGAAACCACGCTTGGCGGATATGCGAAGGAACGCAATCTACTATATCCGTGCTTCATCGTTCTGTAATAAAGACATCTTGGGTCCTAAGTTCTTCAAGACCCAGCTCGACACACTCGATATGGATGAGTTCTTGACGGCTATCTGTGCTATTCGTCACAAAGAGGTAACTAACAAGTTCTTTACGACCTACGACCACGAGCGACACCAGTTCAAGGATAGTTATATTTATGACCAGATTTTGAAGCTGAACCTCAAGGACCACTTCACCCTCACCGCTCGCTATCTTCGACACTACGATAAGCGTGAACCGCTCTACATTGGTTACGACCCTGGTAACTTTCAGTCGCTCATCGTCGGACAGAAAAAAGACTATGGTAGTCGCTTTGACATCATTAAGGAGTTTTGGGCATACATACCAGACGACCAGCAGAACCTTGCGCAGCAGGTGTATTCATTCTTTGGTACTGATGCGGTAAATAAGGTTATACATCTCTATCCTGACCGTGCTGGTAACAAGACACGTGAGGAATTAGAGCAGATAACTACTGACTCATTGACGATGAAGGCAGCCTTAGAGAGTTACGGATTTTCAGTTATCCTTTACAACGACGGTGCACCGACCATTTACCACTGGCAGCAGTTCCGTTTGTGTCAGTTACTCTTTGGAGAGAAGCTTCCTTTGCTTCCGAAGGTGCGAATAGATGAGAACGAATGCCCTTACCTTTGCAGTGCAATTTTGATTAGTCCGTTGAAGAAAACCAACGGCAGAATAGAACTCGACAAAGCTTCAGAGAAGAAGGAAGAACTCAAGCGAAGACCAGGACTAACAACGCAGCTCCCAAGTGCGATGATTTACCTTTTATACGGTCTTTATTCAGACCTTATCAAAAAGGAATTAAGCAGTTATCCCGACGATTTGCCCGAAAATCTTACTATTTAACGGCTAATATTGTAGCGCACGTAATATAAAAAGTGTCTGAAAATCGACAATAACGGGGGTTATTTACATAGGTCAAAAAGTTACTTTGTTGAAAATCAACGGTTTGCGTTCTGAAAATCAAAAACGAAAATAAACAAACGGCGTTTATCATCACGCACCGCTGAGTTGAGGAAAAGCGGTGCAACGTTTCAAAAGTTAGGAAATATGACAGTAAGGGGCAAAATCGTCCTTTGTTCCAACAGCGATTTTCAGTAATTTCGCAAGTAATGGAGAAGACGATTGAGATGAACGGCATCGATGCGATGCAATGGGCAAGGGAGATAAGTAGAGTACCACAAGGTGACTTCACTATCTGCTTCTTTCCCTACTCTCGCTCACAGGGTATGGCAGGCGAGCAGATGGTAGTCAAGGAACATTGCAAGTACCGCACACAACTACCTGATGAGTGTTTTAATGTCGACTCCGAGAACTACTTTCTATTCGAGGATCAAAACGGAAATCCTAAGATGTGTTATCGTATCCTCATCAGATACATGGGGTTCCCACAAGACGGATATAAACTACATAAGATAAATTGGTTATGACAGATAGTATTGAACTGCACGGCAACGCTGGTCTCTACGTCATGGACGGCAATACCTTCTCCTTTCAGATTGGAGAAGGAAGAGAACTGTCGACAAGCCCAGGGCTACTCGTGCCACAGGGTAGACAGACTTGCCTACATGAACACCAGTGGATGAGTGTGAATGGATACCAAGTGTGTATGCGTGGTATGAACAACGCACTGTGTGAAGAGGTAACGATGGAGATAAAGCAGAACCGCCTGCTGCCTCGCTTGTATAGCAAGGAGATTAAGATGCTGTATGGTAATGGACCATGCGCCTATATGCAAACAGTAGAAGGTGGTAAGCTGCGACGTGAGTACACCGCACTACCTGCTTGGGACGAATGGTTGAATAGCTGGCAAGAGCGTGGTATGGAAACATCTGCACAGGAGTTCGCTAAGACCTGTATCAAGAACTACTACTGGTTCGGTGATTACTTCGTTAAGTGGAGGTTCTCACGTGGTAAGCGTATTGGTATGTTGCCAGTAGCTGGATTAGAACCCTTGGAGAATAAGCACTGCCGTCTTGCTACCACTCGTAAGGATGTAGCCTACGATCAGATTAATTATGGCGACTTCAATAACATAGCTGTAGGACGGTGGACATACGGATTAGGCAATTACAAGATATACCCTAAGTTCGCATTGTCAGAAGTTGACAACTATCTATTCGCTGCCGTGTCACACCACAGAGAGAAATCAGTCGACGAGTTCTACGGTGTGAACGAAACCCATCAGGGCGCACGTCCATATATTCAAGGTAGTAACAAGACCGCCTCCTACATTAACTCCTTCTTGCGTAATTCCCTTGCAGCGAAGATACACATCATCATTCCGAATGCGTGGGTGTCAAGTAAGCGCAATCAGTTAGTTAAGCTATGCGAGGAGAATAAGATTCGTTCGTCTAAGAAGCAAGACTTGGTTAAATATAACGGTATCAGTATCGGTACCGAATATCGTGAATCGTTGCTTGTAGAGTATATGCGATTGGAGCTGCGTAAGATAGGCGACTATCTAAGCGGTGCTGACAATCAAGGCAAAGCCTACTCTTCTATTTCATTTATGGATAGCTCTGGCAACGAACAGCAGTGGAGAATCGAAACGATCGACCTTAAGTATAAGGAATATATCGAATCTTTGATTTCTTACGATAAGCGAGCAGAAGAAGCCTTACTCTCAAGCGTTGGTTTGGATGCATCTATCACAGCAGTTAGCAAGGATGGTGTTATCAGTAAGTCAGGTTCTGACGCTTATTATAACTACCTTATCTATATAATGTCGCTCACACCAGAGGACGAGATATGTGCAGAACCGTTTAATCTCGCTCTCAGATTGAATTTTCCAGACCTCTATAAGCAAGGCTATCGCATAGGATTCTATCGTGAGGTTCCGCAGCGACAGGAAGAAATTGCACCGAAAGACAGACTAAATCAGCAGCAGTCATGAATATACTCGTAGACATTTTCAAGAACTTCTCCACCTTCAGTCTTTATGCGCCTGGAGTGGAAACTAATATGGACCTGAACGATTTGCGTTCGTCTGGTCTTACGGCTCGTAAGCGCATCGAAACCGTAATCAGTCGTGCTGTGTTCGATGAGCTTTTAAAAGAGAAAGAAGACTCTCCTCTTATGGAAGCATTGCGTGCTGCTATGGCGAACATGACTATGGCAAATCAAATCATCTTTGATAGTGTGAATCGAAGGAAGAGCGAGGTCAATGTTTATAAGTACGAGCTGGAGGCGATGAAGCGTTCTTACATGGAAAACTACTGCAATTCAATCGACACGCTTGTACAACTATTATCTGAACCTACTGAAGGTGAGATTGCAGAACTGTGGCGCAAGACACCTTACTTCCCTATCTTGGAGCGATGCGAAATAAAAACAATGGATCAGATGGATTCAATCTATCCTATCGATGCATCTTATCTTTACTTCTTCAGAACTATACCATTGCAGAAGGAAACGCTCGATGAAGTTATGTCGATTTACTTCGAGAAACTTACAGATGACAATAGAGAGCGCATTCGTCCTATCTTATTGCTTGCCCTGGTGAAGAAGACGATTGCAAAGTCGCTCCGTAGGTTTGATATCCTCGAGTTCCCTTCGACGATTCGAAACCTCTTCGATGATAGTCACGCTGCACGCTCTGGAAAGGATGAATCCAGTGCTATCTTCGCACTTGCCGACCGCCTCGATCGTGAGGCAGAAGAACTCCTCTCGAATGCTGATACGCTGCTCTCCTCTGAGACTGTTTCTGATTTTTGCTCTAATTCTGCATATAATCACCCTGATGATAATATTATAATGTTGCCATAATGAAAGATATCGAACTTGTATATAAAGGTGAAATACATCGCATCCCTAACCGTTGGGATGCGATGAATGCCCGTCAGTTCATCCGCCTTGTAGGCGACTTCCTTCGTATGGCAGCAGGCGAGTTGTCCGCAGGAGAGGTTCGGATTAACTGGTTATGCGATATCATGGGCTGGAACAAGCGCAAGTTCCATTCAGAGGAACAGATTGCTAACCTCGTCGCAATATCTGAGCAGCTCACATTTATGTTTCAGATAAACTATCCTGATAACAATAGCGTTCTGGACGGTGTGGACGAGGATACTTACAAGTTGTGCCGTCGTGTTGACCCCTATCGCTTGAATATACCGCTTGCACGTGTGTTGCGCAGGCTCGATTATCAATACGTAATCGACCTCTGTTTCTGTGCGCAGCTCATCCCTTCTGTTCAGATTGGCGAGCGTTCTTATCCTGGTTATCGAATTGAGACGAGCTTCGGTACACTCACCTGCTCGCTTACTGCACTTCAGTACGTCGAAGCGCAGGGGCTTATCGAACGAGGTGAGGAATCGTTGCCGTTACTCGCTGCCATTCTATACTATCCAGAGAAAGAGTACAATTCTGAGCGTGCACACGAATTAGCTAACGATTTCGCTAAACTTCCACTCGAAACGCTTACTGCTATATCGTTTAATTTTCAAGCATTTAACAACTATCTGTTTAGTAAAACTTCATTCTCTCTGCTGTCTAAGTTCGCTCATAAACCCAAGCAGCCTATCACCACCGATGCCTCTGATGCGCTCTACGACCTCTCCAAGGAGGGGCTTGGAAATGCAAAACAGATAGAGCAGATGAACGTACTTACTTATCTGAAGGTGTTGCGTAAGAAGACTATCGACGCAGTCAAGGATATGAAGGGTTTTGGCTGGGATAAATTAAAAATCAGTGAGGAGGTAGGGCTTCCTATCTCTGTAATCGATAAGATATTATGATTAAAGATCAGTTTCTCTATTTCGCACAATATCCGTCAAAAGAGGGTGTTCGTGCTATACTTACCAATGGTGCGAGCGACTTCCCTGGTTATAATGACCTTGCGGAGTCTCTTGACAAACTTCCCAATGTGTCGCGACTCCCTGAAATAGCCAACTATGTCTATGGTCAGTCATTCGATGAATTGAAGCAGCGTATCGATAAGTTAGTGGGCTCGTTCCTATTCGTGGATTATGGCGAACTAAATATGTCAGCGGATGGACGCAACTCTTACCAAGTAACCCAGCGTATCGCTATCACTGTGGCAAGCAAGATGACGAACCGTGCTGACGCTGCTGAATATATGCTTGCCTCCGATTCTGCACTTCGCCTACTCTCTAAGATTCACGCTTGGATGATTGCAGATGCCGAAGAAGGCGAACTCGATTGGATATCTCGTGGCGAACTCGATAAAGCAGAGATGATTCCTTTTGTTGCTACAGAACTCTCCTCGGTTGGTTGGACCTTGATGCTCAATTGTGTTGCGCCTGACACGCTTGGAACGCACCTTTTAAGTCGGTCCTTTGCGAGACAGCCTTAAATCCTTACCTTTGTATCGTTAATAAGTTGGTAGAATTATAGTTTGATAGTTAATAGTTTTTTCAGATTGAAGATTGTTTAGGATGACGGGCTAACGCAGTGATGCGTTAGCCCTTTTTGTATCGTTTTTTATCATTAGATAATTACTTCTAAATCACTGATTATAAAGGCGATAGTACTTGCGTGTTCCTTATTATAGTGTTACCTTAGCAGTACAATTAGAAACAAAGAACATTCAAAAAACAAAGATTATGAACGAGCAAATTCAGAACATTCTCAACGAGAACGGAACAAAGACTTCTAAGATTCAGAAGCTCCTTAGCCTTGGACTTACACGCAGACAGGTTGCAGACCTTGTAGCAAACGGAAACTACGGATTCGTGCAGAACGTTTACAAGCGCATGATGCAGGGAATCACACAGAGCGCAGCACAAGCAGCAGCAACAGTTCTTCCACAACTCGACTACACTTTCAACCGCAACTTCGGTATCGAGATTGAAGCTTACAACTGCACACGTGAACGCCTCGCAAGAGAACTTACCGCAGCAGGCATCAGAGTTAACGTTGAGCGTTACAACCACAACGACCACAACGACCATTGGAAGTTGGTTACCGACAGCAGCCTTTCAGGCAACAACACCTTCGAACTCGTTAGCCCAATCCTCCACGGAGAGCAAGGACTTGAGGAACTTGAGAAAGTCTGCTGGGTCCTCGACCTCTGCAACGCTAAGGTTAACGACTCTTGCGGACTTCACGTTCACATGGACGCTGCTGAATTCGACCTTCAGACTTGGAAGAATCTTATAATAACTTACAAACGCCTTGAGAACGTAATCGACCACTTTATGCCACTAAGCAGACGCAACAACCGCTACTGTAGGACCATTTCCACCATCTCAGAGATAGCAATCAACCGAGCTTCTAACATTAGCGACCTTAGAGCTGCTTTTGCTAACAACCGCTACCACAAGATAAACCTTGAAGCCTACGCACGCCACCGCACGGTAGAGTTCCGCCAGCACGGAGGTTCAACGAACTTCACAAAGATGTCTGCTTGGATTCATTTTCTCGCAAAAATGATTACCTTTGCAA